AAAGTCATTGACGAGTACGGAAGTGATGATTTTGAAAACTTACCTCAGGTGTATAAGGAAATCTTTACTGATTTTGTTTTTAATCTTGGTGGTAATGGTCTTCGTAAGTTTCCTAAGTTCGTAGAGGCAACGATAACCAACGATACAGAAACAATGAAACAAGAGTACAAACGGTACTACCGTACTGGCTCTGGAGAGTTACGAGAACTGGAACAGCGTAACTCAGAATTTTACAACATGTTTCTTGCATAGCAGGATGTAACTGATGGAAGTAACAGAAGAACAATTTATAGAAAATCTTAACGCAATGCCTGAAGAAGAACAACAGGTAGTTTTAGATTTGATGGATCAAGTAGAGATGAGTGACTTGGAGACATTTGCAAAGGCTCTAGGAGTTACTGTTATCGGACTAGAAGAAGAGACAGAGCAACCAGCGGAAGGTGAAGAAGTTTCTGTTACTGAAGAACCTGCTCCCACTGGACCTGTAGTAGAAGAGCCTGTTGATACTGCTGCAGTTGAAGCTATTGAGGGTGTACCTCCTGCAGAACCACTATCTATACTTCCACCTGCTGCAACACCTGCACCTGTTCCAGAACTACCAATCGATCAGGAAATGCAAGCACTCGCACTAGGAGATGAAGTAGAAGATCCTGAAGCAGAAGTAGTTGGTCCTATTGCTGTACCTGGAACAGATACTAGTGGGGTAGCTGATGATGTCCCTATGAAAGGTGAAGAAGGTGATTTTATTCTTACTGCTGCTGCTGTAGAAAACTCAGGACTAGTAGATATTAAAAAGAAATTAAAAACAGCTATAGAAGCTGCAGAAGAAGATGGTTTGGAATTTAAGTTAAAAAATATAATTAAACCACAAAAACAAATTGACGGCAGTATAGATTATATGGCAAGCAGTGGGGAAATACGTATCCCTAAAGATCTTGTAAAGTACATTGGACTTGACGTTCTTGAAAAAATGAATGCTGCTGTTGAAGAAAAAACAGAAGAGAAATTAGCCGAACAGGAACAAAAACCTGAAAAAGAAAACATTCCTGTTCGTGCAGCGTAATTTCTACAGGGACTTTTCCTTGTAGACATCTGCAGCTACCCAACTTAGTTGGCCCTGCACCCAACCCGACCACGGCTACCCTGACACTAGGCCCCGTAGAGGAGGAAAAATGAGTACGGAAGACACTAGAGGCCCTTACAAAGGAGCGTACAAAGAAGAAGTTTTTGCTGAAGGAACTGAAGCGAACGCTACCGATGAAGCCACCCTTGAACAAGAAGCCACAGAGGAAACAGAGGAGGAAACTATTTCTCTTGGTGGTTCCAAACAAACTGAGCATGACTACAAAAAACGGTACGATGACTTAAAGAAGCATTACGATGTTAAGCTAAATGAATGGAAACAGGAAAAACAAGACTTGTCTTTACAAGCTGAACAACCTGTAGAAGGTCAGGAAGCGGAAACTAGTGATGTGGACCTAGAGCATTTCAAGGAAAATTATCCTGATGTTTATAATGTAGTCGATACAATAAGCACTAAAAAAACTGAAAAACTTTACGCTGAAATCGAAAGATTGACAAAACGTGAAGAGCAATTGCAGGTAAAAGGTGCTTATCAGGAATTACTAGCACTGCATTCAGACTTTGCTGAAGTTAAAAAATCAGAAGACTTCAGAACATGGTTAGATGAGCAGCCACCTAGTATTTCGGATGGAATCGCTAAAAATAATACCGATGTTGCGTGGGCTTCTCGCGTCATAGATCTGTACAAGGCTGATAAAGGCCTTAACAAAAAGGAAGCACGTCCAAGAAAATCTGCAGCGGCAGAATCAGTTACTACAACCAGAACTAAAACAGTAGCTACTAATGCCAATGCCAATAAAAAAGTGTGGGCAGCTTCTGAAATACGTGCGCTCAAACCAAGTGAATTTGAAAAATACGAAGCAGAAATTGATCTGGCTCGTATTGAAGGGCGCATCTTAAACGGCTAAATGGAGGTCTAAACAATGGCTGTTGCGACTGCTGCTGGTTACAGCAATCTACCAAATGGCAATTTTCAGGCTGAAATCTATAGTCAAAAGGTTCTTAAATTTTTCCGACGAGCCAGTGTTGTTGAAGATATCACTAATACTGACTACGCAGGGGAAATTGAGAATTACGGGGATACGGTTCGCATTATTAAAGAACCTACTATCACTGTAAGTTCGTACGCTCGTGGTGCTGTGGTTACTCCGCAGGATCTCTCAGATGACGAAATCCAATTGACCGTAGATAAGGCTAATGCCTTCGCTTTTAAGGTAGACGATATTGAAGAGAGACAGTCTCATGTTAATTTTGAGGCTCTATCTACATCTTCAGGAGCGTTTGCTTTGAAGCGTAATTTCGATAAAAATGTCCTTCAAGAAATGATCGACTCTGCTGGTATTAAGGGAGCATCAGGTTCAGTTGAAACTGATACTAACCTTGGAACAGTAGGAACCCCTGTTACCGCTGACGGTTCAGATGCGGGTGATGAAATTGTAAACTTGCTAGCTCTTATAGCACGTAAGCTCGACGAGCAAGACGTGCCTGAAGAGGGACGCTGGTTTGTAGCACCACCTCGTACCTACCAGAATCTGTATACAGCCGGTTCTAAAATAATGGAAGTCCAGGTTACGGGGGATGCTACTTCTCCGTTGCGGAATGGACTAGTCACTAACCAGAAGGTTATGGGCTTTAACATGTATAAATCTAATGCTTTGATGCAGTCTGCCGATATTACGGATGACGATTTAGTATCACTTACAGGCGTTGGCACTGGTGAGAATATTCTTCTTGCTGGCCATATGTCTGCAGTTGCTACTGCTTCCGCTATCGCTAAGACTGAAGTAGTGCGCGATCCTGACAGCTTTGCTGACATCGTGCGCGGTCTTCATGTTTTTGGCAGAAAAGTCCTTCGTCCTGAGGGTCTGGTCTTAGCTATATTAGATTACGCATAAGGAGGGTATATCATGGCTACTGTTGATCTAACAGGTGGGCAGGGTACTGGTGAATTTATGCCCTCCCGACTTCGCGGTATTCACGTTGTTGAGAAAACCTTCGACGTGGCAAAACTTATCGCAGACAGCACAATTACTGCTGTTACTACTGGTGATATCTTTCAGGTATTAGATGTTCCTGCTGAGTGTTTTTTACTTCATGCAGGTGCGGAAGTTCTGACAGCTTTCACTGGTACTTCACCCACGGCTGACATTGACTTTGCTGCTGGCGATGACTTAGTAGATGGTGCTGATATTAGCTCCACTGGTTATTGCGCTAAAGGCACTAATGGTCATGTAGACTATACTGCAGTTGCTACGTTCAGCAACCGTATTACAGCTACTGATACCATCGACGTGAAACTTGAGTTCACTGGAAGTACGATGTCTGCAGGTGTAATGAGAATTTATGCTGTTGTTGCTGATATTTCTGGTAAAACAGAAAAGCAAGTACATGCTGGCTCTGCATCTGGTTAATGTTACTGAGTATTGGAAGGGGGGGATTTTCCCTTCTTCCTTACTCTTTTTATGAGTTGAAATATGCGCCCTGAAAAAGTAGAAATTATGCGTCCTTTTGGTCCTAGTATGGCACGTTCTAAAATGCCACAAGAACTGATAGATGCTTTTAATGATTCTGCAGATAAAATTATTAAAGATAAAGAAGAATTAAAAAGAAGAGATTATTCTGCTAATCTCGTTGGAAAAGTAGAGGAAGAATTTAGTATTCCTGAAGAAGTCTTTACAAAATATCAAGATTTTTTCAATTTTACAATTGAACAGTATGTGTCCTGGAATGATGAATTTTTAAATAGGCAGCGTCCTGAAAATTCTGCATGTAACATACATTATTTATCTGGTTGGTTCGTTAGGACTTTTGCTGGAGATTTTAATCCTAATCATATACATACAGGATGTGATCTTTCCTCTGTAGGGTACTTAAAAATGCCAGAGGACATTGAAGAAGAATGGGAAAAAGACTACAAAGATAATTATCCCTGTGTAGGACATATAGAATTTCAACATGGAACACCTTCATTATTTAATGCTCATAATCAATTGGTAAAACCTGAAGTAGGAGATTTTTACGTATTTCCTGCATATCTACTGCATTGCGTTTATCCTTTTAAATCTAAAGGGGAACGTAGATCGTTTAGTTTTAATGCTAAGCTAAAATTAGCTATAGATGGTAAAGAGATTCCCGATAACGCACACTAATAGAGGCACGGTATGAATTACGTAGAGCTTATTAATTCCGTTTTAATTGACATGAATGAAACTGTTATTGCAGAAACTGCAGCAGGTCTTTCAGGAACTAGAGGCATACAAACAACTGTAAAAGAAGACCTCAATAAAGCTATTCGTAATGTTAACAATGAACATACACAATGGCCGTACAACTACGATACAGTACGCTACAGTATTTTCGGCGGGAAAAAAGAGTACAGATTTCCTATAAAGGTAGCAGTTACTTCAGTGTCAGGTACTTTTCAAACCAACGAAAGAATAACAGGTGGTACTTCCTCTGCTATTGGAGTACTACGAAAAATAAAAGAAAGTTTCTTGACAATAGAGGTTGTTGATGGTACATTCCAATCTTCAGAAACTTTAACTGGAGCTAACTCTTCAGCTACTGCAACGTCTGGAAGTCTCCTTGAAACTACAGACGTAGACTTTGACAGTTTTTTTCTGGTTCCTCGTAACTTAATTACGAGAGGTAATTTCGATGAGTCTTTCACTCTTACTAATCATTGGACAAGACGTACAACTAATCCTGCAGGAACAGCTACTACTGGAACTCCTGCACTAAGCAATGCTTCCGCTGGAAATAATGCGTACGCTGCTGGTGTACTTCGATTGAACGATGGAACTTCCGACCAATCAATACCTACAGTTGAAGGTGAAAAATATAGGCTTACAGTACGTTTTGCCTCTGGAACGGTTGGTGATTCTTCATCTACTTTACGTGTATTTGCAGGAACGTCTTCAGACAAAGACTCAGATCTATCAGAAGACTTTACAATAAGTGACGTAGGAAGAGGAGCTATTAAGACTACAACGTTCACTGCTACTAATCAACAAACTTTTATTTCGCTGAGCAATGAAGCTTCTGCTAACTTAGACGTAGATTTTATTGAGGTCTTTCAAGAAAACTTAGACTCAAAACAATTACGGTTTGTATCGTACGATGAATACCACTCAGGAAGTTCTACTTCTTCGTCTGAACGTGAAAAAGCTCACAGAGCTTTAGTAGATCCTGGTTCTGGTTTTGGAACTCCTGAAAGAATATATAAACCTAACTTTCAAGAGTCCTTTGGTATAAGCCCTTCCCCAGACAATGACTCGTACGATATTGAATTTGATTACTGGGTGACTTCAGAAGATCTCTCTGTATTTACAGATATTCCTAATATTCCAGCGCGATTTCACGATGTAATTACAGCAAGGACAAGATACTTTGCACATACACTTAGGGGTAACGATACTGCTGCACAGTTTGCACAACGAGACTATGAAAATGGCATTAAGCGTATGCGAATAGAACTTATCAACCATAAAAATTACATGAGAGCCGTATAGTGGCAGACACAGCACAATTTCCTGTAAATGTTGACGGGGGTCTTGTTCTCGATAAGAGTGTGTTTGTCATGCAGCCAGGAGAAGCGAAATCACTTATTAATTACGAACCTGATATCGGTGGCGGGTACGCTAAGATAAAAGGGTTCAGTAAGTTTTCGGACACTGAGGTTACAGGTTCAGGTGGCATACTAGGCTTAGCGTTTTACGGCAACAATAAGCTAATTGCTTGCCGTGCTGCTAATGTAATGCATGGTACAGGTGGTACGTGGACTTCGATAACTACAGGACGTACATCTGCAGGACGGTACGACTTTACATCTTACGATTGGGACGCTGTTGAAAATCTTGCAATGGCAGACGGAGTAAATAATGCCGCTTTTTTTGATGGAAGTACTCTTACTGATATCACTGCAGCAAATGGAGGAACTAAACCTACCGCACCGGATGTAGTACAGGAATTTAAAGGGCATCTGTTTTTTGGAGGTATGTCTAATTCTCCTCACACCGTTAAGTTTTGTGCGCCGTACGATGAAAATGATTTTTCTGCAGCTTCTGGTGCAGGAGAAATAGCTTTTGGAAGTGATATAATTAGCTTAAAGCCTTTTCGTGATAACCTTATTATATTCTGTAGAGAATCAATTTACAGGCTTGCAGGATCAAGTTCTGCAGACTTTCAGGTAGCACCAGTTACCCGTAACATTGGTTGTTTATCTCATTACTCTGTACAGGAAATAGGCGGTGATCTTATCTTTCTTGCCCCTGATGGCTTACGAACAATTGCAGGTACGGAAAAGATAGGTGACACGGAATTAGGAACTGTTTCAAAACAAGTACAGACACGTTTAAATTCACTTAGCCAAGATCAATTATCCAGAATATCTTCTCATGTAATCAGGGCAAAATCTCAGTATCGTTTGTACTTTCCTGCAGATGCTGATAGTGAGGCTAATGCAGTAGGTTTAATTGCTGTAGTTAAAACAAATCTTAACACTGGTCAAATAGGATGGGAATTTGCTGACTTAAAAGGCATAAAACCTAAAATAGCTGAATCTGGGTACATAGCAGATCAAGAAAAAGTAGTTCATGGAGATTACGATGGAGGGTTTGTATACCTGCAGGAAAGTGGTTCTACTTTTGCCGGTACTAATATGGCCTGTACGTATCGTACTGCAGATTTCAATATGGGTGACGTAGGTATCCGTAAAAATATGCAACGTGTAATTACTAACTACGAACCTTCAGGAACTGT